AAAAGTAAAAGTGGTCTAATTGGCTTTAGTATCTTCATCCCCAAAAACTAAAGCCATTGCCCCAGAGTGATTAATGGTCTGTGTCATTCTGGGGCTACTATTAAAATGGAATCTCGTTTACCTCTGGTACTTTTGGTGAACTATTCCAATCATCTGAATTATCATTACCTTTGTACGTTGGTGTACTTGGTGTTGGTTTTCCGGGTTGGTAATTATTATCTGCATCAAAAATAGATACCATTACTGCTGATGGATTTGGTTTGTCACTAAAATCAGGCAACCCTGCTAAATTTACCCATCTATCAATAAGCATAAACTGTTTGCCTTGGTCATTTTCCATAATGACTCCAATGTTTTGCCAGTTTGCTTTTGCATTGCCATCCCTATCTTTGTACTCTCGTGTCTTGACGGATAGGTTCTTGATTTTTCGTGCCATAAGGAATTTCCTGTAGTATGCGTATGCGGACAAAGCCACCAAGGTAGTCTGAGTCCATAGTTGATATGACAGTATTAAAACGTTTGTCGTTGATGCGTAGTGCGTCAGCTAGTCCGTCAATACCTGCCTTCATTCTAGCAACTAAGTTATCTCGGTCATAACTACGTCTGTCTGGTGGTATAAAAGTCATTTCTAAAACTAATTTTTCTGGTATGTTTTCTGTTACACCACGATATTTTTTTAATTGTTCTTTAGATACGCTGTGACAATCTTTTCTGTATTGTTTTTTTGCTGCTGCCAACTTTGTCCAATGCAATCTTTTGTTTGGAGATAGATCAGATGGTGGCCAACCTAATACTATTTCAATCATTTTCTAGCCTTTTTATTTCTGCTTTGATGCGGTCATGGTTAACCTGCCAAAACTTACTGTCCAAATCTTCAAACCACCATTGCCTATCTAGCTCTGCTAGTTGGCATTTGTATCTTGCAATTTTCAACATAGTAGATTCATCCATTTGTTTTACTCCATAATTTAATCAACGTTTCCAATTCTAAGATTCGTGCTTTTGCTGCTGCAATTTTTTGTTGTGTAGTCATAAACTTTTTCTGTAAGAATCCCAGTTAAAACCAATTAATGCACCTCCGTTTTCACGCAACCTATCGGTTACACGCTCACCAAGGTAGTCTGACAATTGTTCGCTAGGAATATTTGATAATAAAATAGATGGCTTAAGTTTTTCATAGCGTTCATTGAGTACATCAAACAACAATTGTTTTTCAAACTCTGACCCAAACTGTACACCAACTTCATCAAGTATTAACAAATCTGGTGATGCAAATGCATCTATCACTTCGGTTTCTGTTTCTTCTTTTGTTCTCCAACTATCTTTTACTCTACGAATTAGACGTTGTACGGTGACAAATACTGGTGACCGTTGTTGTTGCATAATGCTCAACGCAATGCCTATTGCCAAGTGGGTTTTGCCAGTTCCCGGTTTGCCAACAAAGATTGCAGAACGTCCTGTTTTTATTACTTGGTCAAAGTTTTGTGCATACTCTTTTGCAAAAGCTAATGCCTTCTGTTGACCACTTGTTTTTGCTACATAACTATCTAGCGTCCGATCCTTAAATCGTTCTGGTATAGCTGCACTTCCTACCTTGGCTGTCCATCTACGCTGCTCACGCTCCTGTTCACGTTGCTTGTCAGCCTTAATTTGCTGTAAAGCTTCCTTTTCCTTGCGTAACATCATACACTTTGGACACTCTGTCCAATGCTCACCAATAAAGTTTGTTGAAATATAGGCAACATTGTGTATAGAACACGTGCGTTCTTCTGTTGGCCTGTCTTTGTTAATAAGATTTTCTAAACTCATATCTTTTGCACCCCCTCACCGTAGTTAGTCGTAGCAAATGACTTTTGTTCTTTGTTAATCCAATCGGATTTAAAACTTTGCCATCCTCTTGCTTGGCACATAACCAATGCATCCTCCAAACTAATGGTAGTTTTTTTAACTTCATTCTTTATACCTTTTAAAGCAGTTTCTGTTAATGGTGCTTTTTTGTTTTTTCTATGAGTTAAAAAATCATCCCATGTTTTTTTACTTACATTGCGTGGTCGCTTTATATTTGTTTCTTGTTTCTTGTTTAATGTTTCTTGTTTCTTGTTTAGTTGAACCTTTGTTGAACTAGCGTTAGACCTAGCAAGAGCAGATGCTTTCCCTGCTTTAATCGCTGACTGTACTTTGCTTTGATACTTTTGTATTTCTTCGTCAGCCCTTGGATTTGTCCATCCTTTACCAACTTCTAAAATAAAAAACTCTTCCAAAACTACTTTTACTTCTGGTACGTTATCTCTCATGTTGATCTTGCGTGCGACAGTTGCCACATCTTCGTTTAACGTCCGTTCATGAAGATAGTAGAGGTCTAGCAATCTTCTGTATGCTAGATCCTCTATGTTTGACAGGTGTTTAGTATGGCTAATGTAATCGCCAATGTTAAAGGAGTAAAAATGCATTACTCCTCACCTTTGTATTTTTTTAATACATCTTGTCTAGCTTGCTCAACACCTGCATCATCCATGCCCATAGCTTCTTTAAGTCTAGACAATGGCTGATCTTGTTTGTCAGGTGTGGGAGTTACATTTACTGGTTGTTTAAAATCAGTATCCTCATCTATTCTTACAACAGAACTAATCGCATCATTTTTTGGTAGTCGTTTTGCAATACGATGAATGACAGTTTTTTTGGCCATCTGGTCAAACCATTTAACCCAAGGGCTATGAGGAGATGAACTAGCTTTAGATACCTGACGGCATTTATCTATTTCTGCCATGTTCATTACTTCGTAGTATTCACCTTCATTAGTTGTCACAGCAACTGCATAAACACATATAGGTTTGCCACGGTCACCAGTTATTAAAGGTTTGTGTGTAATTTTTGGTGCAGTACCTAGCTCGTAATCAAACAAATCATTTTCGTATACAACTTCAGCACAAATAGTTTTAATTAAACCACTATTATGTAATACCTTGATAATGCCTTCGACCATAGGAATGTACTGAACTGATTGTCCATACTGCACTGCTGCTGCTTCTTTGCCATCCAAGTACAACCCATCTTGTGCAGCTTTCATAAAAGTTTGCATTAAACTAGTCTTGTCTGCTTGTAATAACTTTGGATTTTTATTTAGCGTTAACTTGGCAACGCTAATAAATTTATTTACATCCATTTGCCTTGGCAAAGCTTCAGTAAATTTGTCTGCCATTTTTTCTAGTGTTCCCTGCATGGCTACAAGTGGTGTGATTGATGAGGTCATTAGTTAAACTCCTTTTGGTTGATTAAATTTAAATTGGCGAAAGCCTTTGCGTGGGTTGATGTATGTACCAACCATGTCTTGGGTAATGTATTTACCTTTACTACCTTTTGTCATTCCGCAATTGATTGTTCCATTAATTGAAACTATCTTGGATGCATTTTGACTTAGTTCTAAAATTTGTGCTTTTACTGCATCTTTTTGTTTGCCTAATGAAACGTACTCTCTGTTAATTGCGTTGTAATCATCAACAAGTTTGTCCATGTCTTCATCTGCTGCAAGAATTACACCTGCGTCTGCTTCGTTATATAAATTTTTCATCATGTATTGTGAATCTCTGAGATAGTCAATGTCAGGTGGTGTACCTGTTTTAACTCTTTTCCAAAACTCCTTTACTTTTGTTTCTAATATTTCACCCATTTCTTTGTTTCTATTTCTAATAATAAGCTTTTGTGTATTGCCACCAACTAATGCAACTATGCAACCCCAACTTATGTTGGCAACATGAAGTTGATGTTGTAGCTGCATTTCAATGTGAGGTGGTGCTTCAATATGGCCATTGCCATCGTCAATCCACTTCGTGCGATAAACCATTGCGTCAACATTTTTAACTTCCATAATGCCTAACTCGTCAGTACTCGTAATCTTGTAATCGAAGCTACTGCCCATCCGAGAAACTGAGTCACTCATATATACATCAAATGGTTGGACTTGCCATCCCTGAGACTCTGCACAACCTTGTGCTATTGAATCTTCAAGTCTGCGACCCCACGCCATACGCTCTGAATCTTCCAAGTTGACAACTACCTTATCTTTTTTCTGGTTGTACAACTCAAACTCTGTTTGGTATGGATTTACATCAAACAATGCTGATACCTCAGTAGAGGTGACATCAAGCAATCTGTTTTCTAACCAATCTTGTTTGTTGGTTATTGGAATTTCTTTTAAAGTCATAGCTCCTCTGAATCTTGAAAGTTTACATAGTCTTGGTCTGGCACAACTTCCATTTTCCATCTGCCAGTAGTAACCATTGGATTGCAATTACTCCATGTAGGATCTTCTTTGTCATACTCGTAATCAGAAAGAAGGTGTTGCTTTTCCTCGTCAATGCGACCTGATAATTTTTTAGTTCTTGTTTTAGAACTATCAATGTTTGAAGGCCATGGCCAAACAATATTAGAAATTGAATGATCTATTTCCTGTAGCCTTTCACGAACTGAGTATTCGCTGTTGGCATAAATAGTAACTGTAAATTTTCTCATTGGTCTAGATAAGATTTGTAATTAGGGTGGTCTTGTAATTCACATTCGAGAGCTAGTTCTTCTGCCCAATCCTCTGATGTGTGTTTGCAATAAGGAAGGTTAGCCAAGAAGGCCAACCTTTCCAGTTTCTGGGTATCTGTCATTGGTACCACCTCTCTGCCCAACTAAACTTAACGCCTAATTTTTCTAACTTCTCAATTGTTCGTCTAGCTGCTGCTGCAACCTTACCGCCATATTGTGGGCTGTGGTCTTCGCATCTATCCATTGTGCTACCTGATAAGCAATCATCCAAAACCATTTTGTCAATTTTGTCTAACTCAGGTAATGTCTTGTACTTTTCTAAATGCCTGTAAAGTTTGTGACAGCTATCCCAAACTTTGTCTTCTGGATATACCTCACGCTCAACAGTTCGACCATCTTTTTCTGTTGAGTATTCAATGATGATGTCATTGGTCTTGTTGCTATCACCATATTTTTTTATCATGTCATCTTCATAGAATTGACATGAACATTCGACAATACACTCTTCTGGTCTGTCTGTGATAATCTCTACTTCGAGATTTGTGAACTTAATTTGTTCCATGTGTTTGTTAATAGAAATTAGTAAACAACAATTGAAGGTATAACACCTTCGTAATTAAGTGTAGCATATACTGCAACACCTGTCAAATAATTAATTAATCGAAGGCATCGCTTTTCTTTAGTACTTCCACCTGAGATTCACATCTGGGGCAAGATAAATTAGTCATCACCGAAAACTCAGGATAACCTCCCATGCCCTTTTCTATATCTACATCTGATCCCCAGATAAGATCGCTGTCACACCACCAGCACTTCATTCTCTACCAAAAATTAGTTCATGGGCTGATAGTTCTATACCTCTATCCCATGCTGTCTCAAGCAGCTTACGTTGAATAGATGTCGGTATAGTGCCATCTCCCTTTTGCCACTTAGATACTGATGCAGGGTCACGATGTATTGCCCTAGCTAATGCTCGAACACCACCAAACTCAGCAATGGCTAATTGTACTGGTGTTTTAATAGTTGATTCCATACCTCTATATTGCCATAAATGCAACATTAATACAAGTAATTGGGCAAAAAAAAGAGGGTTGTTACACCCTCTAAAAATTGCTGTCTTCTAGCTCGGTAACTAAACCATCAAAGTCTTCTGATGGTGGTAGAACTGTAAGCAATGCATTAACTTTGTCTGCACCATACTGTTCTCGTAAACTTTCCAAGTATTCGTATCTATTCTTGTAGCCGTTTTCTTGGTAACGAGAATTGTTGTACTCAGAAATTGTTTGTAAATAAAAAGTGTCCATGTCAAATAAGAATTAGGAATAAAAGTAAATAAGGAAATAGTGCAAAGGCCATAGGTCTATCCGTATACAAGTGTGCCATAGGTCATTATCTGCAATATTGAATCTGCTATTGAGGAATCAATATGTCCAAGATCGTTATTTGTGAAAGCATGAAATACTTCGCCACAATCATGTTTATTTAAATCAGTTTTACCCGAAATAATTTTTTCGATGGTGGTTAAAACATCTTGTACTTTGAATTCGTGCTTATCATCCTCACAATCCTCTATTTTTATTGGAGAATCTAGAGTTAGGTCTTTAAGCCATGAACAGCAACCCTCACACTCATATTCTTGGTTATCTTTAAACCAAATGTTGCCGTCCTCATCTTCTTCTTCTTCTATGTTACCTATTGTGACCTCACAAGCCCAATAGTTAACACCTTGACCCATGGTGCAAAATAAACATCTTAGGTCATCTAAACTGATGTCAAATTGATAGTTGACGTTGCAAGTGAATTTTTGTTCTGTAATAGTTGTCATTGGTCTGATTAATAATAAATTTGGATAAAAAAAATGGGTGAAATTATTCACCCAAGTATGCGTCAACTAATTCTTTGTATTCAACAGAACCCTCGACTAGTTGCTGTGCAGTAATTGCAGATACAGTTGAGCTAGACATAAAAGCATTGATAAATGCATCTTTGTTAGCTCTGCCTTTGACATCTCTGTAATCAACGCCAAGCATTAAATCGCTAAATACAACAAATGCTCTTTTTGCTTCAGCTTTAGTACGCTTGAGCAATCTTGCATAAGTACCTGCGTGTGTCATAAACCATGTACTTGCCTGTTCATGAATCTCGCTAGGTGTGAAAGTTTCAGTAGTCATTGTTATTAGAAAATAGTAATGTACTTTTATAGTATTGCATTAATCCCAACACTTGTCAACAAATTAATTTTAGATATTGCGATTTTCTCTACATTTCTCTATATTATGTTTAATTTTATTTATTTTTTATGACACTAGCAGCAGTTAGGCCAAAAACTATTGTTGTTGGTGTTACAGATACTGGTCATCGTTGTTCTGAAGATCATCATAATTACAATGGTCGCATTACACAGGTGATTGTAGATGCATTGCGAGAACTGCATGAAGACTATGGTATTGGTTATGGTTGCCTTTCCATAATGTTTGGTATCTCTCGTGGTTACATAGCTCAAATTTGCCGTTATGAAAAAAGAGTCAGCTACGCAACTCGTTACAAAACAATCCAAGTTAGGTAGACCTTCTACTAAACCTGATCCTGATATTGTTAATGAGATTATTAATTGGATTGCTCATGGTAATACTTTGCGCTCTTACTGCCGTCAAAAAAATAAACCAAATTGGAGAACTATTTATAATTGGTTGGAGAAAGATGATGGAGATTTTATCGCACGCTTCGCACACGCACGAGACATGGGTGCTGATGCTATTGCAGAAGAATGCTTGGAGATAATAGATGCACCTGCGGTTCTTTGTGGCTCTGAGGGCAATACAAGGCTAGATCCAGCGTATGTTCAACAGCAGAAGAACAGAGTAGAAGCAAGGCTGAAGTTGTTAGCTAAATGGAATCCTAAGAAGTATGGAGAAAAGGTAGGAGTAGAAGCAAAGGGAGATATTAGTTTGACTATTTCAACAGGCGTTCCACAAATGTGAGACAACCGTTGATCAAACTAGATTACACACCTCGAACTTGGCAGAGAGAATGCCATATAAAGAAACAAAGGTTTAGCGTTTACGCATTGCACAGGCGATCAGGCAAGACAGAACTGGCAATCATGGAGCTAATAGATAAGGCCATGAAGACAGACAAAGAGCTAGCCATGTTTGTGTACATTGCACCGTTCCTAAGACAGGCAAAAGCAATTGCATGGGCTAGGTTGAAGCAAAAGATAGAACCATTGCGTAGAACCTCTGTAATCGACATCAACGAGGGTGAGTTATCGGTCAGGTTTAAACATAATGGTGCGATTATCAGATTGTTTGGTGGTGACAATCCTGATGCATTACGAGGTATGAGATTAGATGGCTGCGTGATAGATGAGGTAGCCCAGATTAAGAACGAGCTATGGTCAGACATAGTCCAGCCAGCCCTGTCAGACCGTCTTGGATGGTCATTATTTATTGGTACACCTCAAGGTATTAACTTGTTCTCTGAGTTGTATTACAAGGCCATAGACGAGAGCGATTGGACGGCTGCTAGATACACAGTGTTTGACACAGATAGTTTGCATCCTGATGAGGTAACTCGTCTTAAACGAGACATGAGTGAAACATCGTTTGCCAGAGAATATCTATGTGACTTTTCTGCACAGGGTGATGACCAGTTAATCGCATTGGCAGATACCGAGGATGCAGCCAAACGCATATACCAATTAGACCACGTACGATTGTTTCCCATAATCCTTGGCATTGACCCAGCAAGGTTTGGTGATGACAGATCTGTAGTGTTTAGACGGCAGGGCAAACAAGCATTCAAGCCAGTTGTATATCGAGGTATAGACAACATGGAATTAGCGTCACGAGTAGCCAATCTGATAGAGGAGCATAAACCAGATGCTGTGTTTTGTGATGCAGGTGCAGGTAGTGGCGTAATCGACAGACTAAGGCAGTTGGACTATGACGTAATCGAAATACCGTTTGGTGGCAAAGCAATTAAACCAGACCAATACATTAACCGCAGAACAGAAATGTGGTGGTTGATGAAACAATGGATAGAAGAAGGTGGTGCGATACCAAACGATGTAGCCCTTAAACAAGAACTAGCTACACCGATATACTGGTACGACAATGTAGGTAGGCGTGTATTGGAAGGTAAAGATCAGATAAAAAAGAGATTGCAGGGTGCAGGGTCACCAGACCTAGCAGATGCACTAGCATTAACATTTGCGTTACCAGTAGCCAAAAAGGTAGCAGAGGACATATACATTAAAAGACGTAAAGAGGCCACACAAAAAGTTGATTATGACCCATACACAAGAATCTAACTTTGTCCGTGTAGCACATGGTCTAGATGTAAAGCCATTGCTTAAATTATTAGATGCCAAACCTGAGTTATGGAAAGAAATAACAGCAAGGCAAAAGTTTACTGGGTCACCACATAAAGATACGGAGTCAATATACGTTAGAGGGCCATACAAAATGAGTCATTACTACGTCATATGGGATACAGGATCATACGATTACCCATGTATGGAATATTTAAAACCTGCATTAGTGCCATTGATGCAACCAGTGCTAAAAAAACTAGAAGTTAAAGACATGGGAAGAGTAATTATTGTTAATTTAAAACCTAGTGGCCATGTAACTAAACATAATGACCAAGGATTTTATGCAGATCACTATTCTAGGTTTCATTTAGTATTGCAAAGTAATCAATGGTGTAGCCAAACTTGCGGTAATCAGAAGCAAAAATTTGAGGTAGGTGACGTCTGGTGGTTTAACCATAAAAAACTACACACTGCGGACAATGTTGGCATGACAGACAGAGTACATATAATATTTGATTGTGTAACTAAATACTTTTCTATGGAAGGCGTGACCGTAACTGACAAAAATGCAGTTACATTTGACGAATGTGGAGTAGTTAATGATTGACATCAAACTAGCCACAGTTGACGAGATGTTGGCTCAAGCAAATATTTTGTTTGAAGAGCATTACGAAGAGATTGCTCTTAACAAACAAGTTATGAAACTTAAGCCAGATGAACAGGCGTATCGAAACATGGAAAAGATGCGTCAAATCTTTATCTTTTCAGCTAGGCAAGATGATAAATTAATTGGCTATTCTGTTAATTTTGTACTTAATCATCCACATTATGCTGATCTTAAGTTAGCTCAAAACGATCTTTTGTTTATTAAGAAAGAATTTAGAGGTAGCAGAGCAGGTTTACGGTTGATTAAAGAAACAGAAACCCATGCAACATCACTCGGATGCAAATTAATGCTATGGCACGCCAAAGAAAACACCACTTTAGCTGCTATCTTGCCGAGATTAAAATATGGTGTGCAAGACATTATTTATTCCAAGGAGTTATGACATGGCAGTAGCAGCAGTTGTAGGTGCGGTAGGCGCAGCAGGTGTTTATGTGGCAAACAAAAGTGCTAACGAACAAAAACGAGCGCAAGACAGAGCATTACAAGAGCAAAAAGCAGCTAACGCACAAGCTAGGGAACAAGCACAGGCAGAAGCAGAACGTGCTGACATTGAATACAACAGAGCAGTACAAAAACAGCCAGAAGTAGAAGCAATTGTAAGTAGAAGTGAACAGGCTGCAAAAGCTGGCCCTGCTGCAACGGTTTTAACTAACAATAGGAAAGCAGATGCAGGTATGAGAGGACAGCAAACAAGAGGAATGGGTGGTGGTAGTTTATTAACAGGTGGTTATGGAGTAGATCCATCAGTATTGAATTTAGGTGGCAATACTTTATTAGGAAGTTAACCTATGAAAACAAAAAAGGAAAAGTTAATAACAAGGTGGGGTCATCTTAGGTCTGAAAGAGCAACGTGGTGGTCGCATTGGCAAGAGGTGACAACATACTTGTTACCTAGAAATGGACGTTATTTTCAGCAAGATAGAAACAAAGGACATAGAAGACATAACTCGATATATGACAATACAGGTACAAGAGCATTAAGAACATTAGGTGCTGGCATGATGGCTGGTGCTACATCACCTGCAAGACCGTGGTTTAGGTTAGGTACTGCTGATCCTGAGTTAAATAGTTATGGCCCTGTCAAATTATGGCTGGCAGATGTAACAGAACGAATGCAATTAGTGTTTCAAAAGTCCAATACATACCGAACATTACATGGAATATACGAAGAACTTGGAGCATTTGGTACGGCTGGCTCTATTATCCTCCCCGATAGCAAAAACGCTATACATCATTACCCTGTAACTATTGGAGAATATGCAATAGCTACGGATTATCAAGGCAGAGTAAACACTTTGTATAGAGAATTTCAAAAAACAGTAGGAGAAGTTGTAAGAGAGTTTGGATATAACAAATGTTCAACGTCTGTTAAAAATTTGTATGACAGAGGTTCATTAGATAGCTGGATTACATTGGTACACGCTATAGAACCAAGGAATGATAGAGAGCGTGACTACAAGAAAAAAGACAATATGAACATGGCATACAAGTCTTGTTATTTTGAAACAGGTAGTGATGGCGATCAAGTGCTGAGAGAAAGCGGATTTAAAGAATTTCCGGCTGTTATACCAAGATGGGGCGTAGCAGGTGGCGATATTTATGGCAATTCACCCGGTATGGAGTCATTAGGTGACATAAAACAGCTACAACATGAGCAGTTACGCAAGGCACAAGGCATTGATTACCAAACAAAGCCACCATTACAAGTGCCAAGCTACATGAAAAACAGAGATGTGGACAGTTTGCCGGGTGGAGTAACGTTTATAGATGGGGCGCAAGGCAAAATTGAGACAGCATTTAACGTAAATCTTAATTTACAACATTTGTTAATGGACATACAGGATGTTCGTAGCCGTATTAACGGTAGTTTTTATGCTGATTTGTTTCTTATGCTGGCAAATGCTACTGACACACGCATGACAGCAACAGAAGTAGCAGAACGTCACGAAGAAAAACTACTTATGTTAGGACCAGTATTAGAAAGATTACACAATGAGTTGTTAGATCCATTGATTGATATTACTTTTGACAGAATGGTAGAAGCTGGATTAATACCACCAGCCCCAGAAGAGTTGCAGGGCATGGAATTAAACGTAGAATTTGTATCTATGTTGGCACAAGCGCAACGTGCTATTGGTACAAACAGTGTAGATAGGTATGTAAACAGTATGGGTATGGTTGCACAGATGAAACCTGATGTATTAGATAAATTTGATTCTGATGCATGGGCAGATGGTTATGCTGATATGTTAGGTGTAGATCCTAATTTGATAGTAAGTGGCCCACAGGTAGCAAAAATACGTCAGGCAAGAGCAGAACAACAACAGGCAATGGCACAACAGGAAGCACAAAATCAAGCTGCTGAAAATATGTCAAAGTTAGGTAAAGTAGATGCAGGTAATGCTATGGACATGATGAACCAATTTAGCGGTTACAACTCACCATCACCACTGGAGGTTTAAGATGGCAAAATTAACTACTCGTCAAAAAAATAAATTAAAAGAACATTCAAAACACCATACAAAAAAACATATAGATTTTATGATACAACGTATGGAAGAAGGAGATTCATTTACTAAAGCTCATAATAAAGCACAGAAAAAAGATAGAAGAGAAGAAATTGCAGAAAAATTATACGGAAAAAACTAATAATGGATACAAAATTAAAAACGTTGTATCTATTTCATACAAAACCAATGGAGGTATAACAAATGGGTAGAGGACTTTATGCAAACATTCATGCAAAACGTGAACGTATAAAAAAAGGATCTGGTGAACGTATGCGTAAAAAAGGAGAAAAAGGTGCGCCAACAGATAAGCAATTTAGACAAGCAAAAAAAACTAGTAGAGCAGAAATGGCTAAAAAATTATATGGTTAGGTGTAACCGTAACACTGGTATAACTAGATATATTAGTTTATGAGCGAATACAATCCTCTCGATTTAAAAAGTCAACAAAAATCTAAAGACAATAAAAAGTCTGCGGAAAGAATTGACCGCCAAAATGAAGAGTCGGATATTAAATGGCTCATGAGCAGCAAGAGGGGTCGCAGATTAATCTGGAGACTTCTGGAACAAGCAGGTGTTTTTCGATCATCGTTCAACACTAACGCAATGGCAATGTCATTTAGCGAAGGTAACAGGAATTATGGTTTGCAAATACTAAACTTGATTCACACTCTCTGTCCAGAGTTGTACCCGACAATGATTAAGGAGCAAAAAAATGTCAGAAACGCTGATGACGGAAGCCGACCAAACCAATGAAGGCAGCGAACAACAGCAATCAGTAGATACTGCTACTAGTGAGCAAACTACTGAAACACAACAGCAGGCTGAAACACAGGATCAACAAGTTTCGGATGAAACCACTGTTGAAAGTGAAACTAGCGAATCAGAAACACCAGAAGGTGCGCCTGAAAATTACGAGTTTAATTCAAAGGTGGCTGACGCACCGCAAGAACTCGACCCCGAAGTTTTAATTGCATTCGGTGATGTCGCTAAAGAACTTAACCTGTCGCAAGAAGCTGCACAAAAGGTATTAGACAAGGTAGCACCTGTCGTTCAAGCTAAACAAGCTAAAGCTTTAGAAGATGCAAAAGCTGGATGGGTAAATGATTCACAATCAGATGAAGAATTTGGCGGTGAAAATTTTGATGCCAATCTAAAAACTGCAAAATCTGCTTTAGATACGTTTGGTAATGATGCCTTGAAGTCGCTGCTAGTTGAAACAGGCTTTGGAAATCACCCTGAGATAATCAGGTTTATGTACAGAGCAGGTAAGGCAATCAGTGAAGATAGTTATATCGGTAATTCTGAAGGTGCTGACTATTCTGGAAATAGTGGTCCTAAAGATTTTAATGCTATAGCTAATTCACTATATTCTAATCAGCAAAACAAGTAAGGAGTTATTAAATGGCTACACTCTCAACCTCAAATTTAACACTAGCGGATTGGGCAAAAAGATCTGACCCAGACGGTAGAGTTCCAATCGTTGCAGAACTGTTATCACAGTCCAACGAAATATTAGATGATTGCGTTTTTAAAGAAGGTAATTTACCTACTGGAGAACGTGTAATTATTAGAACAGGTTTACCACAAGTTTATTTTCGTGCATTAAACCAAGGTATTCCATCAAGCAAATCAACTACTGCACAAGTAGATGAAGCTTGCGGAATTCTTGAAGCTCGTTCTGAGGTAGACAAAGATTTAGCAATGTTAAATGGAAACACTGCTCAGTTCCGTTTATCTGAAGATACTGCGTTCTTGGAAGCAATGAATCAGACTCAAGCTGAAACAATGTTCTATGGTAATCCCGGTACAGATCCTAAAAAGTTTTTAGGTTTAGCACCTAGATATGGTGATCTTTCCGCAGATAATGCTGTAAACATTCTTGATGCAGGTGGAACAGGCTCTGATAATGCATCTGTATATCTAGTTTGTTGGGGAGATCAAACAGTATATTGCCCATTTCCTAAAGGTTCTAAAGCAGGTTTGACACACGAAGATCTTGGCGAACAAACTGTTTACAATAGTGACGGTACAAGGTTACAAGCTTTTGCTACTCGTTACCAATGGAAAAATGGTTTAGTTGTAAAAGATTGGAGATACGTTGTTCGTATTTGCAATATTGACGTTTCTGATTTAGTAGCAGGTACTGGCACACAAGCTGCAAGTGCATCTACTAATTTAATTAAACTTTTAACTAGAGCGTTATACAGAATACCTAATATGTCTATGGGTAGAGCAGCATTCTATATGAATAGAACTGTTCATTCTGGTATGTCAGTTGCAGCACTTGATAAGTCACAAAATGTTTTGGCAATTCAAGAAGGTTTAACACAGTTTGGGCAAGCAAACAACTACTTATCATTCTTAGGTGTACCTCTAAGAAGAGTTGATGCTTTATTAAACAGTGAAGCTCGTGTAGTTTAATTTTTTATTACTAAAGGAGATTTAAAATGATCACAGATGCACTGCTCAGAGTAAGTGAAGATCAAGCACTTACAACAACTGCTGTATCTACTAACACTGTAGATCTAGGAACTGCTAGAGACATAGGTGAAGGTACTGCATTGTATATGAATTTTGCTGTTACCACTGCATTAGCAAATGGTACAAGCGTAAAGTTTGAAGTTATTACTAGTGCTAACGCTAACTTATCTAGTCCTACTGTAATAGGAAGCAGCGATGCAATTCTTACAGCAGCATTAACTGAAGGTAAAAACGTAGTAGTACGTTTTAATCCAGATATTGCTGGCAAGGGTCAAAGATTTATCGGTGCTAGATACACAATTGCTGGTACTTTTAATGCAGGTAAAGTTACTGCTGATATAGTAGAAACAATTGGTGACGGCAGAAAGTTTTATGCTTCTGGTTTTACCGTAGCTTAATTAGGAGAATCTATGCCTATTTACAGAGCTAAAGTTAAGTGTTTCGTTGGTCAATCCATGCGAGAACCTGATGAAGAGTTTGAATATAATGGAGAGTTCAATAGTAATATTGAATTAGTTGGTGGAACTAAATCTGATCTACCTGTGGCGTCTAACACATCAACCGTAGTGTCAGAAGATGTTCAACCAACTACTCAATTAATTGATTATGAATCAATGACTAAAGCAGAACTTGAAATTTATGGTCGTTCTATTGGTATTGAACTTGATAGAAGACAAACAAAAAACACTCTTATTAGTCAACTTGAAGCAGCAAATAAGTAGGCATTGTTTATCTTATTTAATCACTGGGGGCTAGTAGTATTACTGCTAACCTCCCTTTTTTTTTAGGAGATGTTATGGCAACTGAAGTAGACATTTGCAACCTTGCCCTAGCTAATTTGGGTGACGATGCAACAATAGCTACGCTATCCCCACCAGAAGGATCAGCACAAGCAGAAAAAGCTGCACGTTTTTATCCAATTGCAAGAAATAGTTTATTAGCAATGCATACATGGAGTTTTGCATCTAAACGAGGTAGCTTAGCTTTAACTACAAATACTTTAGATCAATGGGAATATGCATATGCAACACCTGCCGACATGATGAGTGCTGTTGCAATAATATCCCCTACGGCACAGAACGATTACGCTACAAGAATGTCTGCCGGTGATACTCCGGGTAATTTTACAGCTAATTTTGCCCCCACTATTGTGGCTGGACAATATACACCACAACAATTTGCAATAGAAGGTAATTTTATATATACAAATCAGGAAAATGCAATGTTACGATATCAGGCGTTTATAACTGACCCATCTTTATTTCCACCTTTATTTATAAATACATTGTCTTGGCATTTGGCATCTATGTTAGCAGGTCCAATTATTAAAGGAGATCAAGGTATGGCAGAAGCAAAACGAAGCATAGAAATGATGCAAGGTTATTTAGCAAGTGCAAAACAAGCAGACAACCTACAAAGAGATATAACAATAGAACATATAGTACCTTGGACATCTGGGAGATAATAAATGCCAGTAACACGCACGTTTTCCAAAGCATTTTCAGCAGGTGAAATATCACCAGAAATGTTTGGTCGTATAGATGATGCAAAATATCAACAAGGCGCAGCAACAATGCGTAATTTTATCGCTAAACCACAAGGGCCAGCACAAAACAGACCGGGATTTGCGTTTGTTAGAGAAGTGAAAGACAGTACAAAAGCTACAAGATTATTGTCTTTTACTTTTAATACTGTGCAAACTATGGTTATTGAAATGGGTAATGGATATTTTAGATTTCATACACAGGGTCAAACTTTATTTTATAACAATGGTGCAGCGTGGAACAGTAATACAAATTATGCAATAGGAGATATAGCATTATATAACGGTGTTAATTATTACGCTAAAACAGCACATTCTAATAGCCAACCACCTAATGCTACTAATTGGTATGCAATGCCAACAAATCCCAACGTATACGAAATACCATCACCATATTTAGCCGCAGATTTGTTTGATGTACATTATGTACAATCTGCTGACGTTATGACGTTAGTACATCCTTTACATCCACCAAAAGAATTAAGAAGGTTAGGCGCAACTAAATGGGAATTAAAATTAATTGATTTTGGTAGTCCTATTGCAGCACCGGGAAACGTAGCTGTAGCTGCATACATACCTCCATCTGCCAGTATTAACACTGATACTTTTCAAGCTCACGAATATGTAGTCACTTCTATTGCAGCAAATTTAGTAGACGAAAGCGCACAATCTAGTTCTGCATCTGTTAATAATAATATTTTTGTAACTGGTGCAAAAAATACAGTAACTTGGAATGCAGTAGCTGCTGCTGATAGATACAGAGTTTATAAAAATCAGGGTGGTATATATGGATTTATTGGAGAAACTACTGCTACAACTATTATTGATGACAATATAGGGCCAGATTTTTCTGTAACGCCACCAATATATGAAAATGATTTTGTAGGAAGCGGTAATTATCCCGGTGCTGTATCTTATTTTGAACAACGCAGAGTGTTTGCAGGTACAAATAATGCACCGCAAAATATATGGATGACTAAATCAGGTACTGAAAGTAATATGTCTTTTGGTTTACCTATACGAGATGATGACCGTATTGAGTTTAGAGTTGCTGCTCGTGAAGCAAATACTATTAGACATATAGTTCCATTAACAAACTTACTTATGCTTACAGGGTCAGCAGAGTGGCGTGTAACTTCTGTAAACAGTGACGCTATAACACCTACATCTATATCGGTAAAACCACAATCGTATGTTGGTGCAAACAATGCACAACCAGTAATTGTTAATAACAGCATGGTTTATGCTGCATCTCGTGGTGGCCACGTTAGAGAATTAGGTTACAACTGGCAAGCTAATGGTTTTATTACAGGTGATGTATCAATTAGAGCAGCGCATTTATTTGATAATTTTGAAATTGTAGATATAGGTATGGCAAAAGCTCCATTGCCTGTAGTTTGGTTTGTAAATAATCAAGGTTTATTATTAGGACTTACATATGTGCCAGAACAACAAATAGGTGCATGGCATCAGCATGACACTGATGGTTTATTTGAGAGTGTCGCAGTAGTGTCTGAAGGTGCAGATGATGTAGTTTATTGCGTTATCAAAAGAACTATTAATGGTGCGTCAAAAAGATATATAGAACGTATGGGAACAAGAATATATGCAACCCAACGTGATAGTTTTTTTGTTGATTCTGGTTCTACATATGATGGTACAAATACAGATAATTCTCGCACTGTAACTATTTCTGGCGGTACAAACTATACAAGAGGTGAAAGCGTTACAGTAACAACTAACTATAATTTATTTCAAGCACCACCAAGTGTAACTGATGTAGATGATGCAATAGTTATAGTAGATGGTACAGACACATATAGGTGTGTAATTATATCCACTACAAGTGCAACAGTAGCAACTGCAAGATTAGAAAGAGATTTACCAGCACCTTTACAAAATACAGGATTAACATCATATGAAGTTGCAAGAAATACAATATCAAATTTAAATTATTTAGAAGGTAAAACTGTAAGCATATTGGCAGATGGTGCTGTGCATCCACAAAGAGTAGTTAGTAATGGCACAATAGTTTTAGAACGTGCTGCCAGTGTTGCTCATATAGGTTTGCAATATAATAGTGATTTGCAGAGTTTACCTTTAGCATTGCAAGTAGAAGCTTTTGGTCAGGGTAGAGTAAAAAACATAAATCATGTTTGGTTAAGAGTATTAGAATCTTCTGGTATTTTTGCTGGCCCTAGTGCAGACAAATTAATAGAAGCAAAACAAAGAACTACAGAACCATATGGTGAACCACCAAGACTAAAAACACAAGATATAAAAATTATGTTAACTCCTACTTGGCAAGACAATGGCCAGTTATTTGTACGACAAACTGATCCATTGCCATTAACAGTAGTTGCATTAACCTTAGAAGTAGCTATTGGTGGATAGTGTAACCGTAAACAAGAAACCTATATGTATATTATTAAAATAGGTACTTTGTTGAACTAATGGCAACAGGTTGGTCAAGTTTAGGATTAGGAGATAAATTAGGTCTTGGATTAGGTATCACAAGCACACTTACTGGCATGATTAGTGCTAGGTCTGCTGCTAATACTGAAAAATATAAATTAAAAAGTCAGGCGTTAAATCTTGAGCATCAGCGTGACATGGCTAAGCTCAACAAACGTATGTTGGAAAGTCAAGCGCAGCATATAGCAAGAGCATATAACAAACGATTGCAAATACAAACTTTAAGAACAGGTCAGCAAATTTCTAAATCTAGAGCATCATTTGCTGCAAGAGGTATACAGATGGGTGTCGGTAGTACTGCAAATGTTTTTGCCAGTGCTGAATTAATGAAAGAAATAGATAGGTTAACTCTAAACACAAACAAAGTCAGAGCTATGAATGCACAAAGAACTCGTGCAGTTGGCATTGGTATACAAGGAGATATGCTTGGTGTATCAGCTAACAATATGTTTAGTACTGCTTCTTCTATTAGTCCGTTTATGAATATGACTAGTACGTTGTTAACAGGAGCAACCAATATTGTTGGTAATTTACCTGACAATTTTTTTAGTTAATTAATTATGGCAACAGTACCTTTAACACCATCAGAAGGATTAGAAATTGGCTCTGTTCCACAATTTAGTAGTGGCAGAATAGAACCTATACAAGATACCGTTACTGATGATTTACAAAATTTTGCTAAAGCACAGCAAAACGTATCTGCAATTGCTTTTAAATTACAAGATGAATTTAACGATGCTGAATCAAAAAAATTATATAACGATTTTTACAATGAATTAGAAGCAAGCACTAATAATTATTTAACTACTAAAGGTTTTGATGCTGTAAAAACAATTAATAAAGAAGAAGGTACATCTGCTTTTGATGAAGTTAATAACAATAATAATCAGTTATTAGCTAAGTATGCAGAGTTAGCAAGTAATGGCGAAAGTAAATATTTGTTTGAAAATATGGCATCAGTTTCTTTAAATTCTGCGACTAATAAAATGACGCAGCATTCTATAAAGCAACAACGTTTAGCACACGAAAGTGAAGTAGATGCAAGTATTGAAAATCTAAAAAAAGAAACAAAAAATAACTATGCAAGTTGGAATGATCCTAGTGGCCCATTTGTTTTGCATTATGCTGCTGGTCTAGAAAAATTGAAAGAAAAAGCTATTTTAAAAGGTTGGAATATAGATTCCGAAGCAACAGATGCAAGCGGACAAAAAATAGGAATTAGTCAGCAATATATAAAAGATATAAATGAATATAATATGGAAATATATAAAGATCTTTTAGACAAACTAGGTGATGATGCAGAATGGGGTCAAATACAACAATTGTTTGAAAGATTAAATCCAATATTAAAAAAAGAAGAAATAAGTAATTTAAAAAAAGAAGTTAATGAAAAACATATTGAACACAACAGTGAAGTAATTGCAGAAACAGTAATTCAAAATAATGGTAATCAAAACAGTGGTAATTTTTTAGATCAAGCAAATAAATTATTTTCTTTAAGTAGCAACAATGCAGTTACCAATGATACTGGTGGTTCAGTTGTAGACGGTTTTAATACAAATGACGAATTAATTGATTTAACAAATAGCAAAAGAACTGAAAGAATAGAATTATTACAACAAGTTAGAGACACTTCTATTTTTTATCAAGAAGGCAGTACTAAAACATTAATACCAGAACATCAAACAACACATTTATTTGCGATACAAAAACTTAATGTAAAAAAAGCTGATAGCTTATATACAAGAGCTTATAACAGTGTAAAGTTTGACAAAAAACAATATAAAAATGATGATAAATACCGACAAAAAATTAATGAAAAAATATTAGATAAATATAATGAATTAATTATAGCTAATGTTCGTAGAAAATATTTTTTAACTGATGGTACATATGCAGATAAAGTAAACAATGATTTAGAAGTAATCAAAAAAGGCATTGATTACAATGTAGAAACACAAAATGTAGTAGAAGATATTAACCCTATTACAAATTTACGACCATTAAATGTATTAAAAGAAGAATTAAAAGAAACAATTACAGACAAAAACGAATTAGAAGTTGCAACAAAAAATTTAGAAATTAAGTACAACAAAATAAAAAATGAACGTGAAGCTGTATATAATCAAGCATTTAATAATGCAAAAGAAATAGCATTTGCAGAAGAAGGTGGATGGAAAAATTTAAAAGCTAACAATATTGATATTAATGATTTTACTGAAGAAGACCAACAAATTTTAAAAAATGGACAGCCAGTAGAATCAGATGTAGATACAGAATTTGAACTAAAAAGTAACCCAGCAGAAATTGCAACTAATTTAGAATTTCATAGCCACAAATTAAGTAATGGGCAGTATTTAGAATTAAAACGATATGCAGATAGTTTAAGAACAGAGGATTCTGTAGTTGAAGCAACAGGTAATGTCACCATGTTAAAAGCTACGTTAGACAGGTATGACATGGGTGATTTATATACGTCTAAAAATAAAACAAAGAAAAAAAGATATATAGCTATTTATGACGCATGGCTAAAAGAAATTAACGCACGACAAATAACAAAAGGTAACGTAAAACTTACATTAGGTGAAAAACAAAAAGCATTAGATGATATTTTATTAGACAACGTAAATGTTGATAATGATCCGTTTTTAGGATTTATTGGCGGTAAAGATACAATAGATACAAATATATTCTTTGTTGATCGAGATAGATTAGAAGATGTTTATGTTGACATACCTTATAACGGTGAAAACGTAAGAATATTTATAAGTAAAATTGATGATGATGTGTTGTTTGCAATTAAACAATCTTTACGCAAAGCAGGTAAACCTGTTACGCAAAAAAATATTGGTGATTACTTTGTCCGTAAAGGTCAACCTAAAACATTAAACGAAGCATTTTCATATACGGAGGAAAATTAATGACTATTAATCCATTTGATGATTTAAATTCACTAGCTCCAAGTCAAAATTATAGTCAAAAAAATCCTTTTGATGATTTATATGAACAAGAAAATATAGAACGTGAAAAAAAATTAAAACAAATTTTACATACAGTTTCTTCTTTAGATCCAGATAATACTGGTGAAGCACAAAAATTAGCAAACCGTTTAAATTTGCCACCCGGAGTTGCATTAAATAGTGATACAACTTTAGAAATTTTAAGAGAAAGAAACAAACGACAAAATATATATCAACTGGATTTAGCACAAACAAATCCAATATTAATGCGTCATTTAACCGATCCTAATTTTGCAGCAATAGCACAAGATAATGTAGAACGTTTGACTCTTATAGAAGGTGCATTTACTGGTATACAAAATTTTCCTGAGAACGCTGCACAAGGTTGGGAAAAAGGTAGATTGCAAACTGAACAAGGTAAACTTGGTTTTCAAAAAGCTTTAAATGTAGAACTGGGTGTTTCTAATGAAGCAATAGATAAACGTATAGAAGAAATAGGCGTAAGGCTAGAAGAACTAGAAAGTGACGGTTCTGGTATGTGGGAAAACACTTTTACGATAGGTGGGCAATGGTCTAAGACTATGCAAGAAGCCGTAAAGTATGGTGTTGCTGGTGCAGCAACAGGTGGAACTTTAGGATTATTTGGTGGCCCATTTGCACCAATTACTGTTAAAGGTGGCATTATTACTGGATTTATATGGGGTATGACAACCGGTTCTGCAAAAGAATCGATAATGATAGAAGCAGGTCATCAATATAATGCTCTTATTGATATGGGTATTTCTCATGACGTAGCAAGAAATGTTGGTGTAGCAGTTGGTCTTGTCAATGGTGGATTAGAATTTGTAGGTTTAAGCACAGTAGCAGCACCATTTAAAAGTTTATTAATAAGAGAGACTATGCAAGAAGTTAACAAGTCTCTAGTAAAACCTACTATGGTACAAGTTTTACGCAAAGCTGGTACTGATGCTTTTCGTAATTGGGCTACAGAAGTAGGTACTGAACAACTACAAGAATTGGTAAATATTGCAGGTGAAGATTTTGCTAATTATTTTGAAGAAGGTGAATTTGAAAGTAAATTATTAACAGCAGAAGGTAGAACAGAAATATCACAAAGACTTGCTGCTGTATTTGAAATGGTTGCTACTGGTATGATTCCACTTGCTGGATTAAGTGCTGGCCCTACTTTTATAACTAATACAAGTAAAGCAAAGAAAGCAACAAAAGATTCTGCATTTATTGATTCATTAACTACTTTGTCTACAACAGACAAAACAAAATTAAGAAATCCTAATTTATTTGAATCGTACATACAAAACGTAGCTAGTGACAAAGATGTACCAAACATTTTTGTAGACGCAGAAATATTAAATCAGCAATTAAGAAGCAATGGTATAACTATGGAACAATTAGAATTGTTTTCTCCGCAAATAGCAAATGATTTAAAAGAAATAAATGCAACAGGTGGGCAAGGAGATATTGCAGTGCCAACAGGAACATATGCTGCAAAAATTGCTGGCACACAGCTAGGTCTTGCATTGCAACCACATTTGCGTGTAACACAGGACAGCATGAGTGCAACAGAAGCTGGTCAGTTTGCAAATGAAAGAGAAACTCTTAGAGAAGAAGCAGAACAAATATTAAACCAACAAAAAGAATTGGCAGATGAAATAAAAAAAGACGCAAACAAAATACAAACAAATATAAGTGATCAATTAAAAGCTACTGGTGTTTATACGCCTAACCAAACTAAATTTTTATCTTATTTTGTTAGAGATTTTGTAGTTACACAGGCAAATCAATTAGGCATAAAACCAAGTGAATTTTTTAGTAGATATTTTTACAACATAACTACTGACGAAAAATTTAACGTATCACCAGAACAACAATTATTTAACCAAGATGGTTCAGTTAAATTAGACACACCTGAGTTTAAAAAGTTTTTTGGTAAATCAGTTTTAAAAAATGCAGACAATACACCACAAGTTGTTTATCACGGCACAACAGATAGCATAGATTCCTTTGATTTATCTCATCCAAAAAGATTAGATGAGGGATGGTTAGGTACTGGTGTATATGTAACTGATAAT